CCCCGGGAGTGCCCCGAATCGTGCGCGTAAGCCACCTAGGGCGGCCTAGCACCCCTTCGTCTGTGTCCGCGTAGGGTCGCCCGTTTTTGGGGCGCCTGAGGGGTGTTAGACGCTTCCGGCCCCCCGTCGTCACGATTCGATAACTGGGGTGCTTCTGGCTTGCACGTTCTCCATATGGAGCACTAGATTATCCATATGGGTAACGCGGGCACCCCAACCCAACCCACCCAATCCCCAGAACAAAGGACCATGAAAAATGAAGGTCAACCTTCACCCCAAGCGCTTCAACGTCGAAGGCATCCAGTGGCCAGCCAGCGACCTGGCCACCGTCAAGGAGGTCTACGACCACGCCACCGCCACCTACGGAGACAAGGCCCGCGACCTCCTCGAACGCAGCGGCAACTACCCCATTGGCGCGATCAGCCTCCTCATGCTCGCCGCCGACCAGCGCAAGGCCACCGAGCAGGCCGCGGAGCCCACCCTCAGCGAGCAGGCCCTCGCCCAGACCGTCCGCGAACAGCGCGACACCATCGACACGCTCACAGCAGAGCGCGACAAGCTCGAGGCATGGTGGCAGGAAGCCGCCGACCGTGGCGCCCACATCCTCGCTGAACTCTGCCAGCGCGAGGAGAACGCCGACCGGATCACCCGCCTCGAATCCATCCTCTGCGCCGCAACCGCTGCCAACTGCGGACGAGCCCGCATGTACGTCGAGGACCTCCAGGTCCTCCCCATCGGCACCGTCGTCCGCGACGAAGCCGGCCGAGCCTGGACCCGCATCGACAACGAAGACGGCGGAGTCTGGGCCACCCCCACCAGGGACGACACCCTCTCCTCCAATGACCTCGCCGAGGAGACCACCGCCTGGATGGCGTGGGTGGCCGACAAGTGACCCGCCTCGAAGACGTCACCGGCGACGGCGTGGACGTCGGTGACGTGGCCGAGTTCCTGTGCGCCTGCGCTGACTACCAGGACTCGGAGGTCGCGGCCCTCGATGAGCGTGACCGGCAGCGGCGCGGGGCCGGCCGGATCGACGCCCACACCCCCTGGGGCGCCCTCGGCCAGCACGCCGCACACCGGGCCAGGCTCCTCGAGACCCTCGCCACCCTCCTAAGCGTCGATGCCGACGCACTCACCAACGGCATCTAACCCCCCCCAACCTCCCCGAAAGGAACACCCCATGACCACCAGCACCCTCGTCCTCTACGAGTCCCAGTGGATCCCCACCTGGGGGCCCATCGGCCTCCGCCGGGTCCGCAAGCTCGAGCGCGACGGCTGGGAGCACGTCGGCTCCCTCCCCACCGGCCTCATCCGCCGCGACCACTGCCTGATCCGCATCACCGAGAGGGGCGACCGGTGAGCGAGCATTACCAGCCGAAGCCGGGCGACATCGTCGCCTACGAGGATCCTCACGGTGTCTGGCACATGGACCGGGCCACCGCCGATAACGCCGAGGCCATCGCTCACAACCCCCGCGTGATCCTCCTCGAAGCCGCCCCAGTTCCGACCGCGCCGTGGCCGACGGCCCCCATGATCCTCGTGATCGACGGGGAGCGGCACGCCACCGGCCAGCCCGGGGACATGACCGCGAAACCCATCAACGGGCAGGTGCTCCTCCGCACCCCCGAAGGCCACTACCGGGGCGTCCGATCCCGGCTCGTCAAGCAATCCCGCGGCGACCAGATCCGCAAGTGGATCGACCTCGCCGCAGTCGAAGACAAGGCGCTCCGCGACCTCGCAGAGATCACCGCCAACGGCCCCCTGGCCGCCCTCGACGGCGCTATCAGCGACGTCCTCACCAGCGCCGAGATGGTCAAGGACGGGAGGTACCTCCAGTGAGCACCGTCATCGACTGGAGCACCCCCCAGCACTGCGGAGACTGTGAGGCACCCCTGAGACCAGGGCGCGCCCCCGTCGAGAACTGGCCCGGCACCAGGGCCCACCACGGCCGCGGGCTCTGCCAGACCTGTTTCAACGTCCGCCGCGCCGCGGCCAGGCGTGAGCGCGAAGGCATCAAGCCTCGCCCCAAGCCGCGCAGGAACCCCACCGTCGCCGAGTTGGCGGCCGCCGGCCACCCGTGCGTCTCCCCAGCCCCCATGCCCAGCCACGCAAGGACCTTCCCGCTATGAGCCTCATCATCGACAGGCCCGGCATCTATCACGGCCTCGACGAGCAGTGGTACCACTCCGACCCCACCCCCCACCGCTCCCTGTCGTCCACCGAAGCCAAGGTGATCCTGGACGCCCCCGCAGCTCTCCACCACTACCGGCAGTCGCCGCGGGCTCCCCGCCCGGAGTTCGACTTCGGGAGCGCCGTGCACTCGCTCGTGCTCGGTGTGGGCGCGCACCTGGAGTGCTACCCGGAGGACGTGCTGTCCGCGTCCGGTTCGACGGGGACGAAGGCGGCCCGCGAGTGGGCTGAGGCCGTCCGTGACGAGGGCGGGATCCCGTTGAAGGCGGACGTCTACGACGCCATCCACGACTGCGCAGCCGCCGTCACCGACCACCCCCTGTGCCGTCGCATCTTCGCCGACGGAGACCCGGAGGTGAGCGTGTTCAGTGAGGACGCCGGCACCGGCGTATGGATGCGCGGCCGCCTGGACTGGATCATGCCCCCCGCCGGCGGGGACGGCGCGCACGTCCTGGTGGACCTGAAAACCACGGACGACGCCCAACCCGACGCCTTCACGAGGGCGGCAGCCCGCTACGGCTACGACGTGCAGCGAGCCTGGTACCGGCGCATCTGGCGTGACCTCACCAGCGAGGACGCCCGCTTCCTCCACGTCGTCGTCTCCAAACGGGCCCCCTACCTCGTGAGCGTCTGCGAGATGGATTGGAGCTTCGACGACCTCGGGAAGGTGAAGGTGGAGAAGGCGCTGCGCCTTTACCGGGACTGCCTCGAATCGGGGGACTGGCCTGGTATTCCCCCCGAAGTTCACCAAATCTCCGCCCCCGCTTACTACCTCGACTCAGACAAGGACTGACCATGGCCCTCAAGACACGCAAGCCGACCGGGCAGGTCTCCTGGCCGTTCCTCCTCCTCGCCGGCGCTGAGAAGTCCGGCAAGTCCTACGCCGCCGCAGCGTTCAGCGCGAGCGACCTCATCGGCCGCACGTTCTGGATCGAGGTCGGCGAGAGCGACGCCGACATGTACGGATCCCTGCCGGGCGCACGGTACGAGATTGTTGAGCATGACGGCACCATGGCGGCCATCCTCCAGGCCGTCCGAGACGCCAGCGCCGAACCCACCCGGGGCGGGAAACCGAACTGCATCGTCGTCGACTCCATCACCAACGTCTGGGACATGCTCATCGGCGAGCAGGAGGCCGTCACCATCCGCCGCGGCAAGGTCTCCATGACCATCGACCAGTGGAACACGGCGAAGCGGCAGTGGCGCAAGCTCGTGACCGCCCTCAACTCGCACCCCGGCCCCGTGCTCGTGACCGCACGCCTGGAGCAGGTGACGGTGATGGCGAACGGCCGGCCGACGACGGACAAGACGTGGAAGGTGCGCGCGGAGAAGTCCCTCCCGTTCGAGGTGACGGGCACCGTGGAGATGCGGGCACCGGGTGAGACGTACCTGACGGGGCTGCGGTCCTTGAAGGTGAAGGCCGCCCAGGGGCAGCACCTGCCGATTCAGGGGTTCACGGTGGATGGGCTCATGCGTGACCTAGGCGTGGACGGCGGTGCCCGTCGCCTGACCCCGGCCGTCGAGCAGCCCCAGCAGTACCCCGACCCCACCGACCTCTTCCAGGACGGGGAGCAGTGAGATGGGCGCACGCGACTTCCTGGCGCTCTGCCTGTTTGCCTTCGTCGCAGTGTGCGTGCTCGGCGCGTTCATCGCCCTCGCCATGCTGGTGCACACCCTCGCGGTCGCGATGTGGGTGAAGTGGCTAGCTGGCCTCGGGCTCTCCTACCTCTGCACTGTCTCCATCCTCGGCTTGGGGTACGTCTCCGTGGAGGCGAGGTCGCGATGATTCAGGTCATCCCGGTTCGGCGGGTCTACGTGTCGATGGCCTGTGACTGGCCCGGCTGCGAGGAGCGGATCGACTTCCCCGAGGAGTACGACGACATCCCCCGAAATGTATCTCGCCTGAACGGCATGTACGTCCTCGCCCGCCGTCTCGGCTGGGAGGTCACCGACGACATGGACGGGGAGGTCGTCTGCCCCAACCACCCACGGGAGGCGGCGTGACCGTCCTCCTCATCACCCTCATCCTCATCACCCACACCTACCGGAAGGAATACCAATGAGCACATGCCCATTCACTGAGACCGCCAAGGAGATCGCGGCTGACTCATCCAGCCAACTTGCCCTGCCAATCTCGGTCCTCTCGTTCTGGCACGCCGACCTCTCCAGGGTTGCCCTTCGAATCGATGATGGTCGCGGGCTCAGGGCGGCAATGTCCCATTACCTTCGCACTATCGCCTGGTGGTCGTCGGCACTGCTCGTGAATATGGGCGTCTACGACCCTGCTGCCGCGTTCGTCGCCGAGTATGAGCGGGCCGCCGTCAAGCACCCGGGCATGACGTTGGATTGCGACGGTCCCACCGACGAGTTGCGCTTCTACGCCCTGGCTGAGGAGGTCGGGGAGGTCGCCGCCTCCCTCACCTACGACAACGCGCAGGGCACCGGCCACGGGGCCGACACCATCGCCGAAGTCACCCAGGTCGGAGCCCTCGCCCTCGCCTGGCTCGTGCGATACCAGGACGGGAACGAACGATCGGAGGACCGGTGAACACCGTCGACTTGATCGCCAGCCTCATCAAATCAGGCCGCCATGAAGAGGCAATACAGGCCGTCAACGAACTTGCCGAGACAACCTGCGCCCTCGAAAGAGAGAGGGAGGAGATGCGGGCACGTATAGCGGAGCTGGAGGTCTACGAGGAGCGGGAGATGATCGGCGACCCGGCAGGGTTGGGCGGCCCAAGCGTCAGTTCCTCACTCAAGGAGCGTGACGCGGCCCAGGCTGACGCCGAGAACATCCGCTACCAACTCGACTGGGCGAATGAGCGCATCCGGGACCTGGAGAACGATATCCGGTCCCACAAGCGCGTCTGCCCCATGTTCCGATGATCGGAGGAGAACACCAATGACTGACCCGTATGACCCGTTTGACGCCCGCTCCATCGACTCCATTCAGAACGTCGTAATTCGCGCCGAGAACGGCGAGGACTGGCCGACACGTGTCGCCGATCTCTGCAAGAGTTGCCGGGCCCTCATCATGCACCTAACCCTCACCGAGGCACACCTCAGGGCTGCGGAGAAGCGCGCGACTTTCTTCGAGGCGCACGCCCCGCGCACGGTAGAGGGTGACGGCAGTGACCTGCCCACTGGGACCGTCGTCATCGACCGCGGCGGCCACCCGCTCATCAAGGCGGATGACGAATGGAACATCGCCCGCTTCGACGACTACACCCCATCCCTCACCGAAAACAATCGCGCCCCCTACACCATCGTCTGGAACCCTGAGGAGAACACCAATGAGTGACGAACTGACCGCGAAGCAGGCCATCGAGGACATCGAGCGGAACCTCGCCACCTGGGAGGAGGGGGAAGGTTACCGCGGCGGCTACGACTTCGATGCAGAGAGGTCCCTGGTCAACGACCTGCGCACCCTCCTCGAAATCACCAAGACATCACTGGAACCGAACACGACTATCGACCTCATTCACGACCCGGATGGGGCTATCGAGCGACTCACGGTCGCCGCCAACTCGGTCAGGATCGAGACCTACGGTGACGTGCGCTTCACCCCTATCTCCGACCCGCCGCCGTATGGGCACGGCACTGTCCGTGTCACGATCCCCTTGACAACGAAAATGCAGGTAAGCGGAGACATCGCTGTCGTCACGGACCAGCCCTACACATGGGAGTACATCAAACCGAAGGAGGCGCAATGACCCCGTGGGAGATGCTCATGGCTGGCAACGACGAGATCATTCCAATTCAGGTGATTGATTTCGACGCGGATTTGATCGCGGAATATCTCGCCCCGGCGTGTCCCGATTCGCGCAACCCGAGCGAAAACGCGAGAATATGAACAGCACCCCAGGAAGGAAAAGAAATGGCTGCAAGGCCCCAACTTGAAATGACGGTCACCGGGTACGCGGCCGCAGACCCCGAAATGCGATTCACCCAATCCGGGAAACCCGTCGCAAACGTCAGCGTCCCATACACGCCCCGCCGATACGACCAGCAGACAGGCCAATGGGTCGATGCAGGCGACACCGTGTGGGTGCGAGCCAGCGTCTGGGGAGACCAGGCGGAGACCTTCTGTGAGCACGTCCAGAAAGGCCAGCTGCTCACCCTCACCGGCCGCCCGGGTGTGCGCGCCTGGGCCGGGAATGACGGCCAGCCGTCAGCGGCCCTGAACCTGAACGTGGACACCTGGGGGCTGCACCCGAAGCCCACCCAGCACGGCCAGCCCGCGCAGCCTGCCGCGTTCGGTTCGGGGAACGTCCCCAACGCGGCGCAGGACCCGTGGGGCACCGGGGGCGCCCCCACCGGCGAGCCCCCGCTCTACTCCCGCTCGCTGCGCCCGCGCGGTG